AGATGTACACGAAGTCTATGAAGAATCAATGCATAAAATATTTAATCCACCTGTTCTTCTTGAGTGTTTTGTAGAGTGGCAACCTTCTGAAGTTAAAACAACAAGATTTGGTCACGAACAAATCAAGACAATTAGCGTTTATCTACACGATAGAGACCTTATTGATAGAAATGTTCACGTGAAGCAAGGTGATTATATTTCCTACGGCGAGTTCTTTTTTGAAATTACCTCTTTGATTTATGACAAACTAATATACGGTCAGATTGAAAGAATGGCTTCGTTAAAACTAACAGCAAAACAAACAAGAGCACAACATATACTTAAAAAAGCAATTGGCCCAACTTACGAAGGATATCTCGATCAGGATTCAGTTCAGACTACTTTTGAACAGCAAAGAGGATCAGTACCTCATGATGTAAGACGATTACAAGAAGACGGCGTAATAGAAAAGCCTATTAGTGGGCCTAAAAAAGTAGCTCCTGATGGTACTACTAAGAGCATTAATGGCATTGGTTCTTCTTTTTACGGAGATGACTAATGGCAACTAGATTTGATAAACAAAAAGAAGACGTTAATAGCATAGTTTTAGGTTATGAAGGTGAAAAACGTCCTGAAAACTTTACAATTCCTTCTTGCGGCTTAGAAGATTTAGACTTTGCAGTATTTAATCTTTTTGACGAGCAGATCCCTTTATACTATGAGTTACAAGGTGAAAGAAAAAAAGTTCCTGTCATATTTGCTACAGGTGAAAGATTTGCAATTCTTAGACGAAACAAGCCACTAACAGACAAAGCAGGCGCGCTTATTTTACCACTTATATCAATTTCTAGAAACAGCGTAGAAAATGTTCCGTCAAAAGGAATGACAAACAATCAAATGTTTCCAGAAGTCTTGACTCGCAGAATATCAAAAGAAAACATAGAATGGCGCCAGCAAAATAATTTTGAGGGCTTCGAAAGTATTAAACATACAAGCAGTAGAAATAAAACAGACTACAATCTGATGCCTAATACAAAAAACAATATATACGAAACAATAGAAATACCACCGGTTAGATATTTTGGTGCTACCTATGAAATAAGTATTTGGTCTTCTTTTACACAACAGGCAAATAGAATTTTAGAAACAATTATGAGTGCATACACCATAAATCCGGGACAACAATTTAAAATTGAAAGCAAAAAAGGTTACTGGTTTCCTGCATTTATAGATAGTAACTTTACACAAGATGCAAACTATGCAGACTTTACAGATGCTGAAAGATATGTTAAATTTAATCTTAATTTAAACGCTACGGGATATATTCTTGCACCTAATATAGAAAACGGTAAAGTTGCTCTTAAATCTTTAATAAGTTCTCCAACTATTTCTTTTGAAACGCTATTTCAGAATGAAGACTTTTCTCCTAATGCTGTAGGAATACCTGACAATAGAGCTGATATTCATATTTTTGATGAGATAAAAAACGAAGATGATGCGCAAATGTCACAACAAGTAGGATTAAGTACGCTTCAAAATATAAATAATTTAAACAACTTTGATCAAAAGCATGGATATGTTGTAGGCGAGTCTGATTTATTACCTTATGATACTGTCGGAGAGCGCGGATCTCGAGATAGTAAAAATAAAAAAGTTATGATCACAGATAGCGCAGGAAATATTGTAAACGTTAGAGCAACAACCTCTTCAAACGGAGAAACGCTTTACGATCAAAAATACGCAGAAAAAATATTTAATATATCAAATTCTAATAAATAGTTAATCACACGTATAATTAGATTATGTAAAAGATTTAGATATTAGGAGAACTAGTATGGCAGAGCAGACATTTAAGTCTCCAGGCTTTTTTGAACGAGAAATTGAGATTATAAAAAGACCTATAGTTAAAAATGACGCAACACCTGCAGGACTTATTGGGCCTGCTAGAAAGGGACCAGCATTTGTCCCCACTACAGTATACTCTAGAGAAGAATTTATAAGAATTTTTGGAGCTCCCACAAGAAAAACTTTAAGTGGTCATGCTGCAGCAGAGTTTTTTAGAAACGACGGAAAAGCACTTACTTTTTGTAGAATGCTTGGAGCAGGCCATTTTGACGGCACTGACATTCAAAACGCAGGATTTTCTTTAGATCACACATGGAAAACGCCCAATGCAGGCGTCCCAACTCCTGCAAATGGTCTTCGAGGAGGCGTAAACTTTATTGTAGCACAACATGAGTTAGACTCAGAAGAACACATAGCATTAGGTATGTACAACGATAATGACTCACATGACACGCATATGAGAGTCACACAACCAGCACCAGCTTTAGAACAAAAAGTTGAGCTAGTTAGAGCAATGATTCTTTGTGAAAAAGATCACAGCATAAAACTTTCTGATACAACAGATGACGTGAAGAAGAGTCAAGTTACTGCAGCAGGCGGATTATTTGATTTACATATTGTTAACGAAGCTACTGCCACTGAATTTGACAAATTCCAAATTTCTTTAGATCCTGACTCTTCTAATTACATATCAAAAGTATTAAATACAGATCCTCTTTCTCTTTCAGAGAAAAAAGTTTATCTTATGGCTCACTTCCCCGTAGACACAGCTGTTGCTGATGTTAAAGGCAATCCAGTCGCAGCAGTTCACGGTAACTTCACAGCCGGAAAAGACTATGCCTCAGAATATGGTAATTTTAAAAGTCCATACACAGCTCCTGAGACACCTTTATTTATATCACAGCCTTTTGGCAAAAAAGAATATGATTTGTTTTACTTTGAGTCATTAGATGATGGGCAATATGCTAGTGACAAATATAAGATTTCAATTTCTAATTTAAGAGCTAGTGATGATCCAACTGATAAATTTGGAACATTTACTGTGACTTTAAGAGACTTAAAAGACTCAGACGAGGCACCTATTGTTTATGAATCTTATACAAACTGTTCTCTAAACCCAGACGCAGCAAATTATATTGGGCGCTTAATAGGTGATGAAAAACTATATTACAATTATACAACAACAAATCTAGACGAAAGACGACTTGTTCGTGAAGGAACGTTTAAAAACGTTTCGAGTAGAATTAGAGTAATTGTAAGTGACGACGTAGTAAATAGGGAAATTCCAGAAGAAACTCTTCCATTTGGCTTTAGAGGCGTTCCTGCATTGCTACTTAATAGTGATGGTAAAGATCATGTTTCTGCAGGCAACTCAACTAAATTTATTGCTGGCGATGCAAATTTAGGTGACGTCCTAAAAGGATCTGTGATGCCTCCTCTTCCTTATAGATTTAAAATAACTAAAGGAACAATGCAAACAGGTACTGCTTGGGCACAAACATTTACTGGTGAAGCATCAGAGATCGAGTCGGTTGATTTAAATCTTTATTGGGGTCTTATGACTGAACGGGTTGAGAATATCTACAATCCAAATAGCAGCAATAAATTTAATCACTTAGTTTCTAATTACGTTAAATTCTTAAGCAATAGCTCTTCAGTATGGTCAAAAGAAAAAGCTGACTCACATAATAATAACAAGTTTAGCTTATCAAAAGTTTCTCTTGGCGTCGCTTCGTTAAGCGGTGTTTCTGGAACAATTAATGATGTATTTAAAAATGCTGCTTATATTAGAAATGCTGATGCTAGTAATGAAACTTTATATGACGCAGCTTCTCATAAGATTAGTTTGGCTTCAACACATGATCCTTTAGGCAGTGAAATGACAAGCGTATCTTTGGCTAAATTACTTGCAGAGAGTCCTTTAGACTTTAACAAGTATAATTTAGTAGCAAAGTTTACAGCTCCTTTTTATGGTGGATTTGATGGTCTAAATATTTTTGATTCTGATTCATATTACATGACTGATCGTGCGCTTACAGTTGATAGTACGATTGGTGGCAAAGCAGGCGCTGCAGGATTCACAAGCGCATTGGCCGGAACAACTGGCGCTGCTATGCAAGGTGCAAACTTAGAAAACAACTTAATATCTTCTTATAGAAATGCAATTAGATTAATGACAGACGATATGGTTGTAAATCATAATATTATTAGTTTGCCTGGTATAAGAGATAGATTTATAACAGACTATGTTAAGCAAAAAGTTGAAAGCTATGGTAAAGCTCTTTATGTAATGGATATTGAATATCTAGATAAACTTAACGAAAGAGTTTTCATAGACGAAAAAGGAATCGCTACAAGTCGACCAGACGTTGAGACGACATCAGAAGCATTTGATGCTAGAGAAGTTAATTCATCGTATGTAGCTGCATACTTCCCTGACGCAATGGTTCAGGATAGTGGTGATAGTGATGAAGCTGCTGTAAATAGTAGAAGATCAATAAGAGTTCCAGCATCTGTAGTAGCTTTAGGTGCATTGGCAAAAACTGATGAAATGGCGCAGCCCTGGTTTGCTCCTGCAGGATTTTCTCGAGGTGCCCTTGAAACAATTACATCTACAGACGTTCGTTTAAACGCAGAAGATCGTGATACACTTTACGAGGCAAGAATTAATCCAATTGCTAACTTCCCAAATAAGCAATTTGTTATCTTTGGTCAGAAAACATCGCAGTTAGCAAGAACTGCTTTGGATCGTGTTAATGTAAGAAGACTGGTTTTGGAAGTCAAGCGAAGAATAGAGATAATTGCTCAAAGACTTTTATTTGAGCAAAACAACTCAGCTACACGCAAAGCATTTATTGCTGACGCTTCAAATAAATTAGTCACTATACAAGCAGGTCAAGGTATTGAAGACTTTAGAGTAATAATGGACGAGACAAACAATACGTCAGAGGATGTTGATAACAATAGACTTAACGGTAAAATTGTTATCGTTCCAACCCGCGCAGTTGAATTTATTGCAATTGACTTTGTAATAACTAATGCAGGCGTAGAATTTCCATAATATATAAGATTAGAAATAAATTAAACAGGAGACATTAGATATGGCTGGACAAGGCTCAGCAAGAGTAACTCTTAGAGAAATAGATTTATCACAAGTTAGAGATCCAGAAGTACTTCCTCAAGGCGTTCCCGCAGCTGTTGTAGGCACCGCAAAGCGTGGTCCAGCATTTGTTCCTAAAACATTTGCAAATATGCAGCAATTTGGTGAAGTTTTTGGCTCAATTAGAGAAATTAGTAAAGAAAGTAATGCAAATAGGTTTGGACCACTTGCTCTTAACGAATGGATGCGTAACGCAGATGCAGGCACATTCTTAAGACTTCTTGGCGTCGGCGACGGCTCAGGTCAAATGTCCAACCTGACAAAAAAAGTTCAAGGCGCGGGCTTTGTTGTTGGCGACAATATCGCATATAATGCAAATCAAGAACTTGTTCAAAACCCGCACGCAGCTATCGATCCAGGAAATGTTGTTGGAGCTAAAAAAGCAGCTAGAACTCACTTCTTAGGCTGCTTCATGAAAGACACTGCGACAAGCACTTTTCTTCAGGACGCTGGCGTTCAAACATCACAAGCACCCGGAGAAGTAACGATTGATTTTAAAGCAGTTCCTGCAGATGATAGTTACATAGTTCTTACAGCTACAGACGGTACAACAAAATCGATTGGATTTAAAGCCGCCGCTGGTGCAGCTGTTGCTTTGCCTGCTGCTGTAGGGGGTGGTAATGCTGATGCTGTTGTTAATACAACCAATCTAACAGGAGAAACTATTGCAGCCGCACTGGACACACAAATTTTAGTTGTGTTTAATAATAATGAAGTTACTACTACTGTTACTTCTAATCAAGTAAATACAACAAGTAAAATTGTTATAACACAAGTGCAAGAAGGTGACTCAGGAAATACTGCAGTTTTGTTTGATCTTAAGGTAGCTGACCCTGATAAAATATTAGTAACAAACACTTCCGGAAGTACTGCTAACAGTGTTGCGGATGCTCAAATTAGAATGTCTGGCGGCGGTGATACTGCTGCTTCTATAGAATTAAAGATATCAGATCCCGATAATAGCAACAAAAATCTTTCAGACGGTGATACTTTAGTTTTACAAGCTATTGATGAGTCTTTAGCAAGACAACAGGTGACCTTAACTTTTGAAAATGATGCTACTTTCGCCGGTGGTGGTGCTGCAGGTGTTGCAGGCCTTGATAACGAAGTATTTAAAACAAATGCAAATGGGCAAGCAATTGCTGTAAGGCTAGGCGAAAATGGTTTAAATACGCTAGCAGGTCAAAAAGAAACTTTAGCAAACATAGCAACCGCAATCAATTCAGATAATGGCTCTGATATTGTAGGTTTGCTTGTGGCAACACTTTCTTCTGACGGTACATCGTTAACATTAACTCAATCTATTAAAGGTAACGTAGATGATACTGCAACACTTGCTGCGATAAAATGTACTGCAGTAATAACGGCTGCAGATAACAGTGGTGATTCGTTTACGTTAGTTGATCAAGAAGTTAACAATGATAATGTTACAAAACATTTTGAAGGTGGTGTTGATAATAATGACGGTGCATCTATTATATTTAAGCTTTTAGAACAACCTCGTATCGATGATAACTTTACTTTAATTGGACTTACAGATGCTGGAGGATTTACTGCAGAAAAATTTGTATTTGTTGCAGACAACAATGGAGCAGACAATGGAGCAGACAATGGCTCTGGAGATATTCAAATTGAAATAAGCGCGTCTTCAGTTGAAGCAACCCTTGCTAATATTAGAGAAGCAGTAACTGCAGTAGGATCAGCTTCTTTAGTTAAAGATTTATTTACTGCTTCAGTAAGTGGTAGAGAAATAACTT